TGAGCCACAGCGCCCCACGGAAGGCCAGAAGCATCCTGCGGGCTATACGACGGCGCGGCCTGTGGCGGGGCGGCGGGGGCCGGTGCGGCTTGTGGGGGCTGCTGCGGGTTCATGCCCCTAAGCATTTGTTGGGCAAACTCCTGCCCTGCTGCCGTGTCCTGCTTGCCGAGGATCGTGCGGTCACGCCCGATGTTGCGGTCCTGACGAGCGCCGACAAACGACTTCAGGACATTCGCCAGCATTCCGGCCCGCGACGGCATGGCCGATATACCCTTGTAGGCGGGAACGTCCTGCTGCTCTGCGCCCGCAGCGGCAAGCGCCTGCGCTATCCGCTGGCGGCGTTCCAGTTCGGCCATTTGAGCGTCATAAGGAGCAAGGTTGACTGCTGGCATGGCCCTCTACCGCATAAAATTCTGGAAGGTCTGGATCGGATGCTCAAGGGCGCCCATGCCAATCTTGCCCGCACGGCGAAGGCCATCGGCAAGGCCAAAGCCCTGACCCTTGGCGTCCTGGTGCATGGAGCGGCCCTGACCCCATCCCTGAAGGGCCTTTGCCAGCGTATTGGCAGCGGTCGGCTGCGCGCTAATTCCCTTGTAGGACGGCGTGGTGAAGTCCTGCTCCGGCATTGCCATGCCCGGTTGCGGGGCGGGAGCCATCGGGTTGGGACCGCCGCCCATCATCAGCTTGGCCTGTTGAAGCTTGGCGAGCTGGATGGCTTCTTCTTCGGGGTTCATTGCAGGGCTCCATAATCAACCATCAGGAAGCCCGAGGGGTGAACCCTGACCGCCTCTGGCTTCACACGCAGGAGTTCCTGCGCCATAACGCCGATCTCCCTGCGTCCGAATATGTCGTACTCATAGACGCCGATCCCAAGCGGGTGGTCGCCGATGCGGACGATGTTGGACTTCAAGCGCTCGTCGGACATGCCGATCAGGGAAGCGCCCGCGCCCAACAGGTTGCCAAGCCCGGCGCTGTTTGACGCGGCTTGGTTGGCCCTGATGCCGTAGAGGTCCATTGCGTTCTGGCCCGCCGCCTGCGTGGCCTGAAAGACCGGAGCCGCCGCAACATTCTGGCCGGTGTATTGCTGGAATTGCGGGTTCTGGATTTGGCTCCCGCTCATCAACGCGCCGATCTCGTTGATCGGCTGGTTGCGGAGCGTAAGCTGCTGGTTAAGGCTGTTCTGCAAAGCCGTGTTGCCGAACTGCGCCGCGCCGAGGTTCTGGTTGAACGCCTGATTTTGGTTCTGGTTGTTCAACTGAGCGCCCGACAGGCCCTGCCCGTAGGCTTGACCCGCTGCCTGATTAAACAGGCCCGCCGCGCCTTGCGCCTGATTGAAGTTCTGACCCTGCGCCTGATTGTAGAGGCCAAGGTTGTTGACCGCCTGCCCATAGCCTTGCTGGTTGGCGTTCATATCAAGGCCGATGCCCTGAAGCGCCGCCTGGCTTTCCAGATCATTGCGCTGCTGGCCCTGATCGCGCATGGCGTTGTTCCATGCTTCAGAGCCTTGCGTGATGCCCTGATTGGCAAGCCGCTGGTAGTTGGCGTTCTCGTTCTGCTGAAGCTGCGGCTGAAGGCGAGCCATAATGGCTTGCTGCGCCGTTGTGCCGGCATTGATTGGCATGGCGGCGACGTTCGAGGTGTCGGCTGTCCCGCGCGCATTGAACTGCGAGGGATCAGCGCCGTAGTTGAGCGCCGTCTGACCCGGTGCGCCCTGCATGGGGCCGGGTTGACCGAGCGAGGTCTGCAAGCGGGGCAGGTCGGGATTGAAGGGCGTGTTGAGGATGCCCTGCGCTTGACCAATGCCCTGTTGGGCCACATCGGCAAGGCCGTGCTGAACCTGCTGCTGCGCGTTGAGCGTGGCTTGGGCTTCGGGCGTCAGGGTTTGAGTGACAGTCCCCTGCGGGTTGTTGTTAATGCCGGTGTTGGCCCAAGTGACGGTCTGGTTGCCGTATGGGCTGATGATATTGGGGTTCGATAGGGACGAGCCCTGCTCGCCAGCCGCGAGGTTGGCTACGCCCTGTTGTTGCGCCGCTGCGGCATAGTCAGGCGGCGCGGGCGGTTTCGGTGTGCTTTTGCCCATATCGGGTTCCCAGGAAACGACAGTCGGTTTTCTTCATGGTGTAAAGAAGGATGTCGCCTGTGGGGCAGCAATCCTTTATGCGGGCTTCTTCCAAAAAGCCCATGTTTTCAACAAGCCGCTTGCTTTTCAGGTTACTACTTTGGACTGGAACGATGGCTTTGTCCACGCCGCACACATTGAAGGCGTAGTCATAGATGGCATGGAGGTAGGTCTTGTTGATTTTCCCCTCAATGACAATGTGCGCCATGAGGCTTTTGCCGTTGAAATTCTCGTAAATGATGCCTGCGACGATGACCCCATCGCGGATGAGGCCAATGGCTTGCGAGCGTTCGGCAAAGTACCCGGTATCGAGCCTTTCCGCCGTCCAGCGCCCGATGTGCGGGCCATGTTCTATACGCCATTGCATTGGAGATACATTCTGTTATATCTAGCAGCATGGATGTTAAAGCCAATCGCGTATGCAGCATTCCGGGATGTGGTCGCCGCCACTCGTCGAAGGGGCTTTGTTTTCTTCATTACATCCGCCAACGGAGACATGGCGTTCCTGAGTTCGCAAAGGGGTCGCATAACGCTTCTGAGCGGTTTGCGGCCAGTATTGACCGATCTGGCGGGAATGGGTGCTGGTTGTGGACCGGCAATCTTTTTAAGGACGGGTACGGCAAGATGTCCGAAAATGGCAAACATGTAAGGGCGCACCGCTATAGCTACCAAACTTATCATGGCCCTATCCCCACGGGTACGAGCGTGCTGCATAAATGCGACGTACGCGACTGCGTAAATCCGGCGCATCTGTTTCTTGGAACGCACCGCGAAAATATGGCCGACATGACAGCCAAAAATAGATCACCCTTTGGGGGAAAAAACCCAATGGCCAAACTGACCGCAGAAAATGTTGCCGAAATACGCCGCCGATATGCCGCTGGCGGAATTTCACAGAGGGCGCTGGGCGCAGAATTTAGTGTCGGTGATATGGCCATTAGCCTTATTGTAAATGGTAAACGATGGAGCAAACTTTACACACCCGCGAAACCGGTCTGATACACCACATCTGTTGAGGCCCATTCAATCTGAAGGCCCTGCGAGGCGCTTTGCAATTGCAAACCCCCGCAAAAACCAATTCCGGTAATGCCAAGCCATGAGTTCGTCATGGTCAGGCCCGCGCCCCAAAGCCCAGTGTCCCAGACGGACGTTCCCCACACCCCGGCGCTGGCCGGTGACGAGGCAATCGGGGCGGTGGTGTTGGAGGTGTCAAAGTCGATGTTCATGCCGACGCTGATGCCCGGCGTTCCGTTGGAATAGATAGAGGGCCGGGCGCGGGTGAAGTATTTTTTCACCCCCATCGACTCAAAGTAGTTGAAGGCTTGCAGGGCCACGCCGGCGATGTTGCTGGTGTTGTCGGCGTAGTTGGTGTCCCACGCATGGCAGACCACGCCGTTGGCCCCGAAATAGGGTTCGTTGTTGAAGTTCTCCCAGCAGTTTGCGGGCCAGCCGGTGAATTGCGCCCATCCGCCTGTGATGGTGTTCATGGCGTACTGCTCCTGAGAGCCTACGCTGACCGGCACATTGATATGGAGGCAGTTGTTCTTGGCGTTGAAAAACACCTGCCAGCCAGAGGACGATCCGTAGTTTGTGGTGGCCTCCGTGATGGCGCCCTGGATTTTGTCGGTGAGCGCCACTCTTGGGTCCAGCCTTGAGGACTGAAGCGTCGAGGCCATCGGGATCAAGCCGCCGAGGGTGAGAACCAGCAGGTCGCCCGTCCACTTGAGCATACAGCGTGTGCCGACTGGCTCGCCGAGGTTCCAGACGCCAATCAGGGACCATGTGGCGGCATTGGCCGGATCGGTGCCCGAATAAAGGATCAACTCGCCCTTGTTGGTCATAAAGGCGAGGTTGTCGTCAACGCCATAGCCTGCGTCGATGGTCCAGGCATCCAGATCAACCAACTTGCCGCCCATGCGGGCCACCGACTGAAGGTTGGTCTGCTGCGCCACGCCGCCGATTGCCCCTGTGGGTAAGTACCACGCGGTCAAGGTATCCTTCTGGATAAACCAGAGGCGGTTTTTGAACAGGATGACGTTGGAGAGGGTAGTCGTGGTGACGCCGGTTATGGCGGGGACTGACACGCCGTCGATGGCCGTCCAGTTTGTGCCGTCATAGAGTTGGGGCTTATCGACGCCATTGCAGGCGTAGAGGTAGTTGCCGCCTGTGGTGGAGATATTGGTGTATTCCCAATAGCCGTTGGTCAGGCCGGTGACGACAGCGGCTCCCACCGCGCCGGACGAGGTGACGTTGTAGATTTTGCCGGTCGAGGTGACGGCGAACAGTTTGTTGGTTGCGCCGCCCGAATAGGCCATCAGGGTCTGAACCTGACCATCGAGGCCGGTTGCCCAATTTGTATAGCCACCACGCAGGACCACGTTGGACACGGCGGGAAACATGTTTTTCAGGATTACCGCATCGCGCGGGTCCATGTTGGCAAGGCTGTCCCTCGCGTTCCAGCCGCCGACCGGCGCGGGCAGCGATGCCACCTTTGCCGTCGAGCCCTGAACCATCGCAGAGGTGTTGTAGCGGGCCATCAGCTTCCGTAGCCGCTGTCCGGAATATTATCCCAGCCGATCAGGACGCTGCCGGGTTTGGGCGCAAACGACAGATTGGCCGCAGAGGTGTTCTGCGCGATGTCGGTTTCCAGTTCGGTGAGGTAGTCCCGATAGAGCGCGGTGGTATCGAATCCCTTGGCCTGGAAATATTTGAGTTTGGTGGCGAGAACCACAAGGCGGTCGGGATAGATGCAGGTGTCGGTGTCGATGGTGAAGCTGTTTTTGGCTACGCCGGCAGCGGTTCTGGCCCATCCTTTTGACAGGTACTCAAAGCCGAGAAGTTCGGACGAGGAATAGCCGGGCCAAATCTGGAAATAGTTTCCGAGCAGCCGCCAGCGGATGCGCGGGCCGGTGGAGATAAAGCCCGACAGCAGCCATTCCCATTGTTGGGCGTCCTCTGGTCCGAGCATTTCCCAATGCTTTGACTTATCCCATTGGGTGCGCGGGATGATGGAGTCGTAATCATCCGGAAAGGCGTATTTGACCTTTTGGAAATAAATGGTCCCTGCGGTCACGGCGCTGGCCGAGTAGTTGGAGATTGTCACCTGCGTTGAGGAGTCCACCGAGGTGATGAACGTGGCGTTCGGGATGCCGGTCCCGACAACCATGTAGGTGGTGTCAAGCGATGCGGTGGAGGGGATGCCGGTGATGGTCAAGGCGCTGGTCGTGTAGGAGCCCGTTGTGGTCGTGTAGGAGGTAAAGAAGCTGTAGGGGATGGTTAGTTCGCGCCAGTTGGCCTTGCGTAACAATTCGTAACCCGCCGCGTTCATGAGCGCGAGGATTTGAATTACGTCCTGATTGGTGTTCCCCGCCACGCTGACCGGCGTGGGAACGCCAAGCTCATTCGTGCATTGCTGCACCAGTTGGAGCATCGTCGTCGTGGACATCTTCTTCCTTCCGTGGGCGTCCTGGGCCGCGCTTGGTCATCGAGGCCATTTCCGCCCGCAGCATGTCGATTTGGGCCTGCATGGCGTCCCTGTCCGACCGGGCGCGGTCCAGTTCGGAGATACCGTCCTTCTGGCTCTTGCGGTCGAGAAACCGCTTGGCGCGCTCACGAAGGCCGGCAGCGCCGATGCCGATACGCTGAAGCTGCGCGTCGGTGGCCGTGGCGATCTGCTCGACGGATGAGAACTTGAGGATTTGCATTTCCGCCAGTTGAACGGCGTTGAAATCCTCAGGGTCGGCGTTGTGCCAGTCGATCAGTTGGGTGCCGATGGCGTAAGTCGGGTCTTTGTTCATCTGGAAATAGAGGTACTGACGCGGAAAGCGCGCTTTGTAATGCTCTGTCACCAGGGTTTCCATAATGGAGGTCCGGTCGCCGGGAACCATGATGCGAATGAAATCCTTGCCCGGATAGTTGGGGTCGGCGTGATTCACATAGAACTCTACATGGAGGTGGTTGTCGGCGTCGGAAACGTCGCTGTCGAGGGGCATGTGGTTTCCCTTATGCGGTTGTGATCGAAGCCCAAGTGGTGGACGAAACGGCGAACAGCAGCATCGTCTTGGCGGTCGCCAGCGTCACCGAGGCGGCAGCGGCGTTGATCGTCGAGCCGGTGGCCGGATAGACGGTGATGGTGTTGCCGCTGTCGTTGCGGATACCAATCACGGCGCCCATTTCCGTGGGGGGCAGCTTGGCCCCGCCAGCCGAGCCGGTGGTAAAGGTATTCCAGTCGGCGCTCAGTTGGAGAGCGTCGGCG